AGTCCGGGAACTCGCGCGGCTCCGTCGGCGGGCCGCTGCTTCTCACGGCCTTCATCGGGGCGCTCCTTTCATGGGGTCTCGAACGAGTCGACGTTGAACAGGCAGACGGCGTCGCGCCAGACGCCGCTCGGGATGGTGCGCTCCAGGTATCCCGAGCCCAGGAAGGTGGCGCCGAGGTCGGGATCGGGCAGCAGCACGTCGCAGACGGCGCGCTGGTAACGCCAGGTCAGCTTGACCCGCTCCTCCAGGGTGGGCGCCTGGAAGAGCACGCTCACCACGACGGCGTTGTCGAGCGCATACTCGCCGCCGAGCGCCGGGTTGCCGGAGTCGGGCTTGGGCGTCGTGTCCTCACCGCGCACGATCACGCTCGGGTCGGCCAGCTGCAGGGTCTCACTCTCGAGCTCGCCCGGGTCGATGCCGAGCAGGTAGGCGGACTCGTGCGGCGCCCTGATCCTGATCGTGTCGGGCAGGCCGGCGTTGATCGCCGCGGCCGCGCCGGCGAGGCCGTCCTGGAGCGCCTCGATCACGGCGCTGACGACCGGCTCCATGCCCTGCCAGCTCACGGCACGCCTGCCAGCACGGAGTGGGTCGCGACGCCGCCGCCGAGCCGGATCGCCTCGGGCAGGCTCTCGTTGCCGACACCTGCCTTGCGCGCCTCGGCGATGACCCACTGCTTGGTCAGCTCGAGGTACTCGTGCAGCTGGCGGCGTGAGATGCGCACCACCGGCCGCCGTTCGGCGAAGTGGCGCCCGTAGGGCAGCGCCCGCGAGGCGGCCGACATGCCGAAGCTGCCCTCGTGGCGGCCGACCTCGGCCGAATAGCCGCCGCCGCCGGTCATCGAGCTGCGCAGCTGGCCGGAGTAGACGCCGATCTTGGTGCCGTGCCCGCTGCGCTGCTTGCGGCGCGCGTAGTCGGGGTCGACCGCGGCCCAGCGCCCGCCGGTGGCGGCGCCCTCGGTCTCGAACTGCTCGGCCATGTGCCGCTGAAAGAGCGGGCTGAAGGTGCGCAGCAGGCCGCGCCAGTCGTCGATCGACTGCGCGAAGCGCCCGATCTCGTAGCCGAACTTCTCCAGCGGCGGGTCGGTGCGGAACTCGAAGCGGACGCCGCGTTCGCCGGGCGAGATGGTCGGCATCAGTCGGCCCCCGCGAGCGGATGACGCCAGACCTTGAAGCCGTGCGAGACGTTCGGCGTGCCGCTGTCCAGGTGGTCGAGCAGCCCCTCGTCGATGGCCGCCAGCATGCGTTCGTACTGCGCCTGCAGCTCACTGGCCGCGCCGCCCTCGCCGCCGATGCCCTCCTTCTGCGGGAAGGCGGCGCGCAGCACCGCGGCGGCGGTGCCGATGGCGGCGATGGGCAGCAGCAGGGCGATCGCGTCGGGGTCCTCGACCGGGACCGTGATGCCGGCCTGGCGCCGCCGCAACCGGCCGTCGATCTCGGCCTCGACCTGGGCGAGCAGGGCGGCCGCCTGCGAGCGCGTCGGTTGCGTCGCCGGCAGACCGCCCGGCCCGCCCTCATCACGCAGGGCACTGACCGCGGGGATCCGCGGCAGCACGTCGTTTGTCAGGTCGGCGTAGCTCATTGGACGATGGCGCTGACCCCGTACTTGGCCTTCTGCCCGTGCGCGCCGGCGTCGACCAGCGTGTGCCGCACCCGCAGCGCGCTGCCGAACAGCGCCGGGCGCACGTCACCGGCGCTGGCATCGCTGGTGGCTGCCAGCGTGCTGGTCCCCGGCGAGGACGGGTCGAGCACCGCGAAATGCTTGGCCGCGGCGCCGTTGCCGGCGATCTGCGGGAAGTGGACCGCGTTCAGCCAGGTCGTGCCGTCGGGGCCGAGCACGTCGACGTACACGTCGAGCACGTCGCCGGCGGCGCCGCCCATCGCGACCACGTCGAGCAGGATGCCGATGCGCCGCGCGGCGGCGAGATCGCTGACCGCAGCATGCAGATGCGGGTCACCATCACCCTTCTCGTCCGTGTGCTCGGCCACGGCCGCCAGGGTGAGAACGCTCGGATAGTGCATCACTTCACCGCCTTGGTCCGTCGGGCACGCGGCTCACGCGGCTTCTGCTCGACCCACTTGACCGCGCCGACCGCCTCCATGTCGGCCAGCTCGCCTTTGACGCCCGGCACGAACTCGCCGCACTTGTAGCGTCGCCCGCCGTCGATGACCTCGCCTCGGGTGACTACGTACGGCATGGCGTCACCTGATCTCGTCGGTGTGGTAGCGCAGGATGTAGGTGTTGGTGGCGGCCAGGGCGGTGTTGAAGTAGGCGCCCTGCACGCCCGCCGTGGTCGCCTTGACCGGCCGGGTGGTCTCCTGCACTGAGGCCAGCTTGCCGCCGCTGGTCGCGAACACGGCCCCGTCGAGCGCCAGGCCGAGCACGCGCCGGCTGGTGCCGAGGATCTTGCCGAAGCCGACCGTGAGGTTGGCGGCCCCGTCGCTGCGCGTGGCGAGCACGAACTTGGTGATCGAGGCGAACACCTTGGTGCCGGGCACGTCGCTGGTACCGTTCAGAGTGAACGCCTCGTTGATCGCGTTGCCGAACTGGTCGTATCCGTACGCGGTCACCACGCTGGTGGCCGCCGCCGAGGCGACCATCTGCAGACTGCGTGGGTAATCCGGCTGGGTGATGCCTTCTGTGACCGTGGTAGCGGCCCCGCTCGGCAGCGCGGTCGCGCCCAGGCAGCCGGTGGAGGCGGTCGCTTTGGGATTCTCGAAGACCTCCGTGCAGGCGAAGACCGGGAAGTCGGCGCCGGTGTCGGTCGTCTTCAACGTGCCGAGGCCGTTGCGGCACTCCAGCAGGCCGACCTCGACCTTCTGGGCCGGGATGCGGTAGATCTTTCCCATCTCTGTCCTTTCATTGGCCGCCGGGGCCGGGATCGGCCGACCCCGGCGGCATGACCCGGATCAGACTCAGCTGACGACGGTGGAGTACAGGTAGGCGCTGTTGATGCTGATCGCCTTGGCGTCCACAGCGTCGTAGCACTGCACGACGTGCGAACGGGACTCGTTGGACTCGTAGGTGAAGGTGCTGAACGGGTCCGCCACGCCGTCCCAGACGAACTGCTGCATCGGCACGATGGCGCCGTCCACGTCGCGGCCGGCGGCGGGGTCGATGTAGCAGACCGAGGCGAACTTGCCCCAGACGTTGGCGTTGCTGGCCGCGGCGCCCTCGGCGGCGGCGTTGTAGACCGCCGTCCCGACCAGGACGCGCTCGATGCCAAGCGCGGCCGCGGCCTGCGCCTCGGTGGCCGGCGTCCCGGCGACCAGGCCGGCGACGCGCGAGGTGATGTCGGGGTGGTTGCGCAGTGCGGCCCAGACGGCGGCGCCCATGACGACCGTGTTCGGGTCGAGGCCGCAGAGCAGCCGCACCGCCTCACGTGCGTCGGAGACCGCCTTGACCGGGTTGGACGTGTCCACGTCCCAGCGGTTGGCCCCGGCCAGCGCGGCCGTGTTGGTGAACGTGCCGGTCGCGAAGAGCACGTCGGCGACCGCCTTCTCACGCCGCAGCATGAGCTTGTTCACGAGCCCGGCGGTGGCGCGACGCTCGATGCGCAGGCCGGCGTCGGCATTGGCGAGCTTGCCCCAGGGGATGGCCTCCTCCAGGGCGAACTCCTTGCACTTGTAGGTGCCCTCGCTCTCGCTGCGCACGACGCGGGCCACGTTGGCCCCGGCCGAGTACTCCGGCCTGTCGATGCGCAGGTCGGCGGCGTCGAAGATGTAGTAGCTGTCCGACTGCTTGTCGACCGTGATCTCCGGCGCGACCAGCTGGGCGATCATGCGCGCCTGCGCGTTGGTGGCCGTCCCGGCTGCGAACTGCGAGAGGGCGGCGTTGATGTGTCCGTTGACGATTGCCACGATGCCTCCCTCCTATCAGGCGGCGGCGAGCCAGCCGATGTTGACGTTGACCTCGACGAAACCCTCGCCGCTGGCGAGCGGCTCGAGGGCCTGGCCGACCAGCTTGTGCTTGTCCGTCGTGTCGACCACGAGATGCCCGTTTGCGTCGGTCGCCAGGTTGGCGAACAGGGTGATGGCGCTGGTGGCGTTGCACCAGGCGCGGCACGGGCCGGCGATGCAGATCGGCACGTGGTCGCCGCTGCCGCAGTCGGCCTCGCCGACGTAGATGCCGTTGGCGGCGTTGACGCCGCTGGCTTCGACCACACTCGTGCCCGAGACGGTCACGGCGTGGCCGGGATGGATCGTTCCACCGGCCACGAACGTCTTGATGACGCTGTTGGCACTGGTTGCCTGGCTCATGTTCTCACCTCACTTCTTGCTCTGCGGCGAACAGGCGGGTCTTGAGCTCGGGATGCTCGGCCAGCACCCGGTCCTGCGCCGTGACGATGTCGATCCCGTCCTTGGCCGACAGCAGGGCTGCCATCTCGGCCAGCACCACGTCGGCGGGCCGCTCCTGGTCGGAGTCGCCCTCGGCGGGCGAGCCCACTGCGCCGAGCTTCAGACCGGGGCCCTGCATGCGAGCCTCGATCGCAGCCAGCGCTCGTGCGTGGTCGACCTCTGCCAGGGCGAGGTAGACCTCGCGCTCGCCGGGCAGGATGTGGACCAGCTGCTGCTCGTCGGGCTTCATCGCCTCGGCGAGCTTGGCCTCGAACTCCCGCGTGCGCTCGGCCTTGTCGCGCTCGTCGAGCTGCCTCTGCAGGTCGTCGCGCTCCTCGGCCAGAGCGAGCACGGCGGCGCTCTGCGCCTCCTCGCTCGCGTCCTCGGCCAGCTGGAGGATGCTCAGGGCTTTCTCGTTCATGCGTCGTTCAACCCCTTTCCTTGCGGCGTGATCCTCGACGGTCGCAGCACCCGCACCTTCGCCTGCCTCGCCCATGGCGATGGCCTGCGAATCGGAGGGGAGTGCGGCGCCGGGAGCGCCGTCGCTGACGGGGACGTAGGTCGTCTCCCGCTTGACCTCGACCGGCTGGCCGAGGGTAATGCCTTGGTCCGTCGCCTCGTACGGGCAGCGCCAGTAGCGGGGCTCACCGCCCGACCAGGTGCTCCAGATGAGCCAGTCGGGGCCGAAGTCCTCGATCAGGAGCTCCTCGCCGCCGGGCTGCGGGAAGGCCGCCGCGACGGCCTCCTGGAGCAGCCGGCGGCGCTCCTCGACCGAGCCCGGCTCGGCCAGCTTGACCGCGCCGGCCTTGGCCAGCGTCTCGCGCAGGTAGGTGCGCACGGCGCGCACGCCGGGCTTGCCCTTGAGCGTGGCCGAGGCCTTGTCGAGCACGGCCTCGAGGTCGGCCAGCAGCGAGGCCATCGGGTCGTCCTCGCCCGAGTCGTCCATGACGAACTCGGCGAGCGACAGCGTGAGCGGGTCGCCGCGCCGCGCGGCCGCGTCCTGCACGCCGGGCATAACACGTAATACCGGCGTGTTGGTCAGGGTGAGCGAACGCAGCACGTTGTCGATCGTCTCGCCGGAATCGTTCATCACAACGCTGCCGATCTCGACCGAGCCGTACTTGTAGCGCTCGTCGCTGAGCAGCTCGGCGCCCAGTGCGGTCCACTTCACGTCGGCCCACAGGGCGAGTCCGTCCTCGCCGCCACCCTCGTAGCCGGCCAGGTAGAGCCGCTTGACCCAGCCTGCCGCCGGGGCGCTGGTGTCGTGCTTGCCGGACGAGTCGACCACCGGCTCGGTGCCGAGCACGCCGGCCTCGAAGTTGGCGATCAGCTCGTCGGCCAGCTGCTCGGTGAGCGGCAGCTCGGGGTACTTGGCGCTGTGCCACTGTCCGATCGGGAAGACCATCATCGGCGAGATGTCGCCGGCCTCGATCCCGTCGGCCAGGCGCAGGCGGTAGAGCTCGACAAGGTTCATGCAGCCTCCTCGACGCCGCGCAGGATGAAGATCGGCAGGCAGCGGCAGTTGGCGCCGCCCTCGCAGTCCGGGTTCGGAGCCAGCGCGTCGACCTCGCCCAAGTCCTCGCTCTGGAAGCCGTCGGCCGCCTCGCAGACAGGGCAGGTGTTGGCGTCCAGGATGGCGCTGACCTGGCCGTAGGCGATGTCTGAGGCGCGCTCGTTGGCCTCGGTCGCCCGGCCCAGCTGCATCATGTCGGAGACGACCGCGCCGAAGCGCAGGGCGGCCCCGTCGGAGTCGCGTGTGACCGCCTCGGTGAAGCCGCCCGGGTCGAGCGGCACGCCGGCGGCGACGCGGGCGGCGGCGTGGGCCGCGGCGGCCAGGGTCGCGCCGGCGATCGAGCGTGCGATCGCGGCCGCCTCGACCTCGATCGCGTCCTCGGGATCGGGCAGCGCGGCCGCCACGGCGCGGCGCAGCTTGCGCGGCGGCTTCTCGGCGGCAGCGATCGTCTGGCGTTCCTCGAGCGGCGGTTCATAGACCGGCTCGCCGCGCTCCTGGCGCTCGAGCTCGTCGCTGACCTGCTCGCGGCCGGCGCGGTAGAACTCGTCCAGCACGGCGCGCACCTCGGCGGTGAGCTTGTCGACCATGGGCGGCTGGCCGGCGGCGAACTGGGCCAGCTTGCCGGCCTCCTGGGCGGCCATGGCACGGCGCGAGAGCTCGGCGATCAGCTTGTCGCGGGTCGCCTGGGTCGCCTCACGCACAGCCTGCTTGGCGTCGGTGAAGCGCCGGTCGACCTCGGCCAGGGCGACGTAGCGCTCGGCCCCGCGCGGTGCGCGGCGCAGCTCGCGGTCCTCGGCCAGCTGCAGACCGTGCGCGCAGCTGCACTCCGAGGCCCGGGCGGCCGGCTCGAAGCCTGCGCCGGCGGCCGGCGGCAGCTCGAACCGCGGCTGAACGAGCTGCGCCACCGGCGGACCCTCGGGGGCGTTGAGCTCGGCGCGGGCCCAGTCCTGCAGGTCCTCGGGCAGCTGCTGGAAGGCCTGCCCCATCCAGAGCAGGCCCTGGGCGAAGGAGCGCATGTCGACTGCCTGTACGTGGCCGAAGCGCAGCGTGGGGCGGTTGTCGTCGCGGGGGAAGTTGTAGGCCACCAGCTGATGGATCACGCCGCCGGAGGCGTTCAGCACGTCCTCGCGGTACTTGGCCTCGGCCTGCACGCCGTTGGCGAACAGGTCGTTGAGCGTCTTGCCCAGCGCCCAGGAGCCGGTCGTGGTGCCGAGGTCGAAGACCTGCGCCTGGCAGGTGGCCGAGAGCTCGCGGTTGCAGTAGCGGATCGCCTCGAGGATGTCGCCCACGTTGGCGTTGCCGGTGAGCAGCTGCACGCTGACGTTGTCGCCGTGCAGCGAGAAGCCGTCGGCCGAGAGACCGATGCGCTCGCCGATCTCCTCGAGCGTGCGCTTGGCCTCAGTGGGCAGCGTGCCGGTGTAGGTGATGTCGGGGATCCCGGCCAGACGCCGCACGGCACTGGGCAGGTCCATCTCGAGGTCGCGCTTGATCTTCCAGGGCCGGTACATCGAGCGCAGGATCGGCGTGCCCTGGAAGGAGGCGCCCTCCTTGTCGTGGCAGAACCAGACCAGCTTCTCGCCCGGGATGGTGCGCTCGCCGCCGTCGATCGGGCGCTGCACGACGTGATCGATGCCGCCGTTGTTGATGTGGATGTCCTCGACCGCGATCGAGGAGGTGGGACGCAGCTCGAGGTAGCAGCGCAGGTAACCGCTGGCCTGGTCGCGGTACCAGATGATCTCGAACGGCGCGAAGCCGTAGTCGAGCGCCAGCATGGTGTCGGAGACGAAGCTGCGCCAGGGGTAGTCGTCGATCAGCACCTCGCGCACCAGGTCGGCCTTGGCGACCGCGTCGGGATCGTCGGGGTCGGCCGGGTCGATCTGGGCGGTGGCCTGCACGAGGGGCAGGTTCTGGGCCCGGCGCAGGCCGCGGATGTGCGAGTCGTCGAGCCGCATCGAGCGGTAGGTGCGGCTCCCCTGACGACCGCGCAGGTCCCACTGACGCTCGGTCTCGGTGAGGCGCCGGCTGCCGCCGGAGACGGCGTAGCTGACCGAGTCGGAGCCGTAC